ACAATGGAGCACATTCTTTGACAGCTTTCTCACCAGCCTCGTCACCATCGAACATCAACACAATAGATTCAAATGCATTGAAGTATTGGATGTTCTGTTTGATAGCTGCGGCTGCACCTGCTGCTCCATTCGGTATGGAAACGACAGGCCACTTGTTGTCCTGAACCTGTGACACGGACATTGCATCAAGCGCACCTTCTGTGATGACAACCTTCTTTCCTTTGGCGAAGAGGTTCATCCCGAACAGAGGCTTAGATTTGAAGTCACCCAAGATTGGGAATTGCTTCTCTGATGTACGCAACTGTTGTGCCACAAGCTGTCCATCTGAATTATGTAATGGGCAGATATGTACCGCTTGGTCTTTATAAGTTCCTACCTTGTAGCCGAAGTGGCGGCAGGTTTCCTCAGTGATACCTCGGTGTCTGAGTGAGCGGTACTCACCATCTATTAAATTGGACATACGCTTAGACTCACTCTTGATAACGGTGTCCCCATCAGGCCACTCCATGTGACCGCAAGATGGGGTGAAACAGTAGCCTCTTCCAGAAGCAAACCGTGCTAAGTTGTCACGAGAACCACACGCTGGGCAGCTCTCACGGCCCACCATTGGGGACTCGTCAACTTCTTTCATTACAGTGAGTAGCTAGCGTACTTACGCTGACGAACACCAACCTTTGAAGTGGCAATAATCGGCACACCTTTTGTGGTTAACGTGTGGACTACCGCAGCTAGACGGGTGATACCGTACAAGCCGATAGCTTCAATTGAAGTCAGTGAACGTCCAGTATTTAGGTGCTGCATTACTTGTTGTGATTGAGTCATGATATTTTTCTCTCAGTTGTTGAGTTCATTTAGAATGAAAAAGCCCCCGAAACTGGAGGCTTTTGATAGGTACGGTTTAGTCACCGTGATAGTGCAACCTTTGGGTCAACCTGCAGAGTTCAGCCACTTCTTCACATCGAATGAAGGACAGTCTTTCTGTACGTTGGGGAGGTCACGATGCCCTAGAACTTGGGCAGTAGGATGAGCTGTCGTTAGCTCAGTTAAGACTTCTCTCAAGACAGTGAACTGAATATCTGTGAAGTTCATTTCTGATTTCTTCACATCATCCTCAGTCACTCCACCAACGAGTGCTACTGACAGAGAACTGTGATTAAAGCCCCGCGCATGAGCGCCAACTTCATCAAGTTCTCTACCGTGTTCGATGGTGCCATCACGTTTAATGATGATGTGGTAACCGCAGCCTAGAAAGCCACGATGACGATGCCATGCATCTATGTCTGCGACTCCTATGTTTTGAGATGGTCGTGTGGCAGTACAGTGAACAACTATCTGTTCTACTTCACCGCTTCTTTTAGCCATGCTGTTGGTATTGTCTCCTTTGCATATTGGAATCCGTGCTTGTCGCACCACATTGCATATGTAGTCTTTGAAGTTTTGGATATCTTTTGGTTTGGATTGCTGAACACAAATCGAATGTCCAGTTCATGCTGGTCTTTGATAAGAAGGTGCTTCTGTCTATCGGCAGTCATGAAACGGCCTTTGGTTTCGATAAACATCTCACCAATTTTAAAGTCAGGCGTATAGGTAGCTGTCCTTTGGGGTTTGATGTACTTAATCTTGTCCTCTTCATAGGTGAAAGGGACACCCTGTTTAGACAGGGCATCACTCACACGTTTCTCTAGGCCAGACCTGAATCCATACTTAAGACCAACGAAGTGTGTCTTCTTAGAATGGGATGTCATCAAACTCCTCAGAGCTTGTGTCATCGGCTACTACTACTGGAGCAGGCTCTACAGTGAAGCCATCCTCGATAGCATCAAACACGCTTGCATCTGCACCGTCACCACCTGAAATGGCTTCAATGATTTGTGCTGAATTCAGGCGCAGACTCACGCCAGCACCCGCCATAGCGGTGTAGTACAGGACAGGCGTGAATGAGACACGCATACGGCTGCCATTCCATAACGGAACCTCTTCTACAATCGGAGTGCGGCGGCTGTCAAACACCTTTGGCCGCTGCGTGAATGGCCCATTTTTTCCGTTGCCATTTTCCTTGAGCTTGACCTTGATGGTTACATCACCTGTCTCATCGCAGATTTCATATGCGGGACGGCTTTGGATTTTACTTGCAGGCTTACCTGTTTCTTCCATAGCTTTGGCAACAGATTGTTTCGCTAGCCCGTCTAGCTGTTTCATTAAGTCTTGGGCTTCCGTGTTATCAAAGTGAAGCTTGCCACCAAAGAGTCCTGCCTCGTCAAATTTGTAGTCAGCTGAGAAAACGCGCATCCATTCTGAACGGCCTACTGGTGTGATGATTTGATTTTGTTTTGACATAGATTTTATTCCTAGTTGTCAGGTGCGAATTGTTCGCTTGGGTTAATTAAAGTTCGTGCTTGTTAATGAAGGCTTTCAGGTCAACACCTTGCTGCATGAGTGCTGCAATAATATGCAGGGGTAAGGGCTGGCCTCGCATCAATAGCAGTGCAGCTACCTGCTGTTCGCGGGGTGTTCTGTCCATAGATTTTCTCCATTAAAAAAGCCCCCGTGATTGGAGGCTTTGTGGTTTACGGTTTAGTTCCCGTGATAGTGCAACCTTTGCTCTGAGTAACTAATACTGTACTGTAAGTATTAGCTAAAAGAATAAAGCGCATCTAGAGTGTCAGCCAGTACCAGCGTACCTTTAGCTGGTGGTAGTGGTAGGTCATCACGCCTGTCAGCTGCTAGCTGTTTGCGTAGTTCGAGGTACAGCTCATGCAGGACATCCTGAGACTCATACATCTCCACAAGCGACTCACGAACAGTTGCAAAAAGAACATCTGTGTCTGCCGCAAGTGTGGCAAATGAGTCATGAATTAGAGAGAACGAATCTAAACCCTGGTCAGCACAGCGAGACACTGTGAGCATAAGGTGCGATGCGTCCCAAGAGTGAACCACATTCGGACTCATACCTTGCGCTGATTTACGGCTACAGATTTGGTCAGTCTGTGTGCTTAAAGTCAGGTAGATTAAACCTCCATTGATTGATGTCTTCACGCGACGCGGTGACATGTTGTAATAAGATTGAACTACAGGGAAACCAAGCGGTGTTGTCCACCGTACTGGTAGCGTCTGAATAGAGCCGTCAGGCAGCGTAAACTTCTGCTTGGCAACGAGACTCGCACACTGCGTAAGCCACTCCATGACCTGTGCAGGGCGCTTCACGCTGTCTATCACAGCTTCCCATAGCAGACGGGCAATGTATGATGACGCACGATAGCCATTGTCGTAGCTGAACGGGAACGCTGTACCCGTGGCCTTGGCATGAGCCATTGCATCCTTCATCACTGTGTCCTGAATCTGCTGCTTGAACCCGTACATTTTCGAGCCATAGCTGTAAGTCATTACCGATGATTTCGCGTCTTTTCGTCCAAACCCATGGGCCAGCCATTCCTGTGCTAGCTCTGAATAATTTGGACAACGGATACCCATGTTATTTACCACGGGTGACCCCCAGTAAGAGTGTGGTTTCGCAGCATCTTCACGCAAACGAACCACCACCTTGTCAGCAACGATTTGATACAAGTCACGAGGTTCTTCAGTCGGTAGGATGTTCACGCTCTGAGCAGTCGAGGCACATTTGGTTGCCATGCTTAGGTGCTGTAGGCCCGAAGCACAGCCATCCAATGCGATAGGCAGGTGAGATACAAAGTCTTCACCTTGCTCAATGAAACCTTTCCATTCGATGGCGGCTGCAAGAAACTGGAGAGGCTTGTCAGCGTCAATCCATTTGCGATTCTCAAACGGATTCTCAATGCAATCCAGTATCCAATCTTCATTCTCTTCTACCCATGCGACACGCTCTGCATATGTGCGCTTGGATATCTTATCGAAATCACCCACGTTTGCTAGATGCACAGCCAACCACATAGAACCACGCTCACCTAGAGGCTTGCCCTTAGCGAATTGCAGTGTGGCTTTCATTTCATCTGGCCCCATTCCATTGTAACTGCAGACAGCGTATACACGGCCTCTGAAGTCCAAGTTATAACCGAAGAAGAACTCGGAGTATTCGCTGTACTCAGTTGCTGTGTCCATCAATGTTGTGAACGCTATCCGTTTGGCTGCATGTTCACGGTTAGTAGACTGCACTCTTGCGCGCTCTTTATAGAATGACGCACGGACTTTCTCATCAGTCATGTCGTAGTCATCCATCTCAGGCTCATCTTCATTGTACTTTTGAGGTACTGACGGACACCATTCAACACCCGAATCCCACAGGTCATTGATGATTTTCATTAACGGCTTATTGACTGACCACGCTGTGCGTTGCATAGCATTCACTGAGTGAAGGACAACTTCAATGTCAGCATTCTCAAGCTCTTCAAAGTAAGCCGCATTGTAGGTCTTAACAAAGCGTACTGGACGACAGTAGTGAGAGTAGTAGATGCCATTGGTCAGGTTGTCCTGAGTCCAATCTCTAGGCTGGACTATTAAAGGTTTGTAGGCTGGTGCTGTGAGTCCAATGCGTGAACACCGTGCGCCAATCCACTCCATCGTTTCAGGTGTAGCAATCAACCTTTTGACGGTGTTGTTCTTACCCCGTGACTCGGTAGTGATTTGGACTAAACCTACAGTATCCATCAAGATTGTGAGAAGCTTAGAACCTACAGCCAATTTCTGGCGACCAGACCAAGACTCCCAGTTATTTATCTCACCTGCTGCAGCTTTTTCATTCATTGCATTAGCAATTACTTTACGTTTCCAATGCCGTTCTGTGCGCTTATCTGCAGCATCACATAAACGCTTCCAAAGCTTCTTATCTTGTTTGCGTAGGTCAGCAAGGCGGTACTCATCTTCGACTTGCTCGGTTGCTTTGGTGATGATTGTTGCCAATGTCCCATTCTTGATTGATATTCCGTTGATGATAAATTTCATATAGACATACGCAATTACTTTACAATCACCACCAAGAAGCAGTTTTCTCACTGATGCAGCTCTACCCCCTTTACTATTATCACCACCGATATAGTCTTCTATACCTGCACTGAATTTGGCTAGGCCATGGACTAATAACTGATGGCCATAATCTGATTGAGCTTCTCCCCGTGTTTGTTTATTGCGCTGAATATTCTCAGCCATTTTCCTCACACCTTCATCCCGCTGACGTTGTTCAATTGTCAGTTGAATGTCCATTTTACTATCGCCTGTAATGATGTCGTGTTTAGACATGTTGTATTCCTCATTTGAGATTATTAATGATTACCATTTGGTAATTGTTGAGACATAACTGTGCCTCTCAGCATGGGCTTCCGCCCATAGTGCAACCTTTGATTATTAACTGAAGCTAATGTACTAACTAGCTATTAAAAATGTGTCCAGTAGCAAGAGCGCCTCCAATTGACATCCATTTGAATTAACATTTGAAATGTCCTGCGTGGTGTCCTGCTAGCGTGTCATTTGTAATAGCTGCGGTACTGTAACCGATTAGACAAAAGAAAGCCACAGCCCATGAGCCATGGCTTTCAGAAAGACTGTTCTCAGTGAAAAACTATGAGATATTCATAAGAAAATGGCGCGCCCGAGAGGATTCGAACCTCTGACCGCTCGGTTATCTATGAATATAGTCTTTATTTATCAAGCGGTTAGAGCTTGAGCGTGTGTCTCTTTACCCCCTTTTGTTGTGATAATGTCTTGGATGTTGTCAGCCATTTGGTCAGACATTTGGACTACATTTGTTAGGCCTAAGCGTCCGTTGTTTAACTTCGTGATGCCTGACAATTTAGCGTTGTCTGTGCATTTGGCATACTTTGCAGTCTGGCTTATGTTGCTGTGTCCCATCAGCTCTTGGATGACCTTTAGGTTCACATCATACTCAACCATACGGGTTGCGAATGTATGTCGCATACAGTAAAAGACTTCGTCCTTACCCCATGACATTGCAGGACGAACAAGCTTGTTCCAGAATTCCACGCAGTGCCACTTGTAGTCCAACTTCATGAATGGCTGGAAGCTCCCTTGCTGTCCCTGTAAGCGCCTTTCTAGGATGTCTAGTGCTCTATCCATCACTGGGATGTCGCGGGGCGTATCGGTCTTGCTGTACTCTTTAGGGATGCGGATTATCCGTTGCCCATTCTGGTCATACCTGAACCATGAAGCCTGCAGGTTGCGCGCTTCACGCCAAGGCCTCATGCCAGTATCAAAGAGCAGTACAATAAAGTCATGCAGTAGCTCATTGATGCTCTGGCAGTGGAACCACATGTCACCAGTAAGTGCGAGAATCTGCTCTTCTTCCCACGGTGAGTAATACCTGAACCTGTCATTCGACTTGCCAAGCTTTTTCCAGTGAATTACGGGCATCCCCTTGAGGTGACCTAATTCAGCCTGTCGCTTGAGGATAGCAGACAATGCTGACAGTTTATTATTGACCGTTTTAGGCTTGTTAGGCCGCGCCTTTGACTCACACCAATTGATGAAACCATCAATGGCTTTAGTGTCGATGCGGTCTAATGTTTGAATGCCTTTTTCGTCAATAAAATAACGGTCAAAGTCCTTTTTGTACTGCTGTACTTTGGTGATGTAGTCCTTCGACTCTTTGCGCCAGCCATGCTCCATTTCATAGTCATAGGCGTTCTGCAGTGTCAGGCTAGTGCCGTGCTTTAACTGTCCACCCACTGGGCGTAATCCACGAGCCATATCGGCAATTGCCTGTGTCTCGATTCTGTGCGCCTCTTGGTATAAGTCTAAGCCGAGGACAAAGTCAACGAAACGATAACCGTCCCGTTGTACCTTGATACTCCAGCCTGTTTTTGTTGGATAAATAGCCATGATATGGCCCTCCAGGTTTTTAGAATTGACCGACCAATTGCGCGGCGAATGCCTTGCCCTTTTCAGTCAATACAGCGTATTTAACGCGGCGGTCAAGCGGGTCAACTTCTAGCCTAACAAGGCCCATTGGCTCACTTTTACGTCGTGCTATTACGATGTCTGATAACACAGCAACGCATCGGCTGACATTGGGTGTGCTAATGCCCAAGGCCTTGCCTAGCTCCGCGCCTGTTGCACGGCCTCGCCTAGCGATTGCCACGAATACGCGCATCTGTAATACGGACATTTCAACTGACTGCCCATAGAACTGCTCTAGTGCATATGAAAGGCCTGTAAGCGCCTCGCGTTGTGTTGTGTTTTTGTTGATACCTTTTCCTTCAATACTCATTTAAAAATAACCCTAGCCACGGTTTTTCATGACTGTCACGGTTTAACTGCTTCGTTATTGTTATATGGAGCTATTGCCCCAACTCAAAAAAAACTCGCGTTTACCAATACCAACATAAAGATGATGGCTCAGTATAATTTCTATTTCTAAAATGCTAAGTAGACGGAATGTCAAAACCTTGTGTAGCATTATAATCTTACTCCATGTTTGCGCAATACCTTGACGTTGTTGCGACTTAAAGTTATCAATATTTCCCTACGGAAACAAGTGCCAGATTAAAATAATTACAACACCCTTTTAATGCACAAATAATTCATCAACCACTTCCGTCTCCAGTGCCGTGATACGCTCTGCAGTATCGAAGCGTGGAGGCTCATTGATAGCAGCAGTCAACATCATCGCCTCGCATGCGTCTAGCAGTGCATCATCATCATTTAATTCTATTGTTTGATATATATATTCCATTGTTAATTACCTTTTAGTAGTTCATTACAATTAAATTATCTGAAAGTTTGCCTATGTAAAGCGTCCCGCTAGTCATTGCTTTTGTGACTGTTGACATCTTATTTCCGTAAATGCAGTGATAGACACGCCTCCAGCGTCCGTTATATTCGACCATATGTGTCGTAGGTATGCGGATGCCGTAACCTGTGGCTGTGTAACTAAGCCCTGCTAAATGGTGAGCCATTGGCACGTCCTTTTGCCTAACGGAATGCCCGTGAATGAAAAAAGTTTTATTAGTCATTATTTACACCTCATTTTGTTGATAGTGGTTGTGGTCCTCATAAACGCCCATACAGGCGCTTAAAATGAACACATCCCGTGTTATTGGTCGCGGCTGGCTAGCTCATAGACAAGACCAGCGAGGCTTGCAATAAGGCAGAATGCGGGGAGGCCAAACAACAGCGGCCACGTATGCGGATGCTCTAGCGCGGTGGTGTAGATGTAATTGAACGCTTCCATGGTGTAGATTCTCCAGTAGTGTAAGTTATGCGGCAAAGAAAAGGGTTTGAACTGCAGGGCGTACAAAGCCGCTAGAGTCGCCTATAGCATCACCCTTGGCACGTAAACCGACAATAACGCCTCTAGCATCCTCGGGCCGGTAGTCGGTTAAATCACCGTCTATAACTGCAGCTGTAACGCCATTGATTGTGTATGTTGTAGGCAGTGGTTGATTGCGTTTTGTATCGAACACCATTGCCACGTTATGGCCTCGTGCCAGTTCACCTGCTGCTAGCAAGTCGTTAGATTCTGAGAGACTAAAAGTTAGCGTGTAGTAGCTAGGCGTTGTTCGGTTTGGTATTTTTGTGTAGTCGTACATGGTGGCCTCTGGTGCAATGGTGTGGATAATCTCAGGTACAGTTAGAAACAAGCCAACGTGCTGAACTTTGGTTTTTTCCCATTTGATATCGCTAGTGGCGTTAAGTCTAAATGCTAGGGCCATGTTCAGCTTTTCAGCTTTACGGCGTGCCGCTAGCACCTCTTTTGCGAGTATCGCCACGAATAGTGAG